TTATATAATTCTATTGTGTCTTTAGTTTCTAAAGTGCTGGCGCTTTCGTTAGTAAAGTGCTCGCGCTTTACTTTCTGTAGTGCTTTAGTTTCTAAAGTGGTACTGTAGTTTTTAAAGTGCTCGACTAATGACACCTCATTAATTCTGTATTCATTACCCTTTCTTGAATCAGAACTAACAACAGTTACAACGCCCAAATCAGTTAATTCTTTTAGGCCTTTACGAACTGTAGTAGTGCTAAGTTTTTTAGAACCTTCAAGCTTGCCGCCCTGCAATTGAGAGTAACTTACAAAATCAGTAGTTTTGTCTTTAAAACCATTGATGCGGTCTTCCAGTTCAGCATACACATTACGTGCTGCATCACTAAGAAATGGACGCACATCACTACGATAAAGACGACTAGACATCACATAGCCCTTTTCGAACTTGTCTGTCATCTTGTCCCTACCTTTTGAAATTGGAATAATTTCAGCCTGCTTCAATGCACCCATCAAACACCCCACAAAGCATAATTACCGAGTTCAGCTTTAGCCTTTGCTACAGCAGACGCAGTTATGAGTGAAGGTTGGCGTACATAAGCCTCAACCGCTTTTTGAAACAAACTTATCTTTTGATTTAGTTCTGTTTCTGCTAATATTGAATAGTTCATTTAATCCACCTTGTTTGAACACTAAGCCTGATTTACGAGATCAGGCTTTTTCTTTATATCCAAGCTCAAAACACATTCCGAAATCTTCAATGTCATCTTGAAAAAGATCGTCAATGGTTTGCTTGCTTTCCATCCACGCTTTTGACATCACAAAAAGCGCATTCAGCTTTTCTTCACTAATCATTCGATATTTCTTGAGTACAGTTTTAAATCCAAGAATGTCCAATAGCACCAAACAGCTCTCAAGCTCAGTCAAGCCATTGGATTTTCTATCATTTTTCATCCGTGATAATGTGCTTGGATCAATCCCTAACTGTTCGGCAACCTGACTTTGATTGCTTGATGCAAGGGCTTGCAAAACTCTAGAAACTTCATTTCTAGCCCTTGCACTCAATTCGGTTGATACTTTGCTCATGGTTTAGTTCCTAAGCGGTTAATTGTTCTGAACAATATTCCTTCCATAAATTTTCTAGTTTTCTTCCTAGATCATATGAAAGGCGTTTCCCACATAACCCGCGCTCTAAATCACTAACGTAATTCTGTGAGCACCCGATTTCTGCGGCTATAAATGTCTGAGTAAGACCCTTTTCCCTTAACTCAGAGATCATCTTCTGCCATTGATTCATGGGCGGTCTCCGATAATTTTTATTAAATATATAGGTTTTCCGATATTTATTCAATAGCCAAACCGATTGAAATATGTATCAGAATTCCGATAGAAGTAACAATGGACAAATTTATGGCTACTTTGGGCGAAAACTTAAAAGCAATTCGCAAAGCTAAGAAAATGACTCAAAAAGAACTGGCTATGAAGTCAGGTGTCAAACAATCTGTAATTTCTGATCTCGAAACAGGGAATGCCAAATCGACAGGCTCTATACTTGAGTTGGCTACCGCACTTGGTGTTACCGCAGAAGAGTTAAAAAAAGGCATTGTCAGTAAGTTTGATAATAACGTTGAGCCTATAACTAAAAAGCTAATTCCCGTTCTTTCTTGGGTGCAGGCAGGAACAATGACATCAGTAGAAGCTATCGATCCTAATAAAATAAATGAATGGTTGCCACCCCTTAGTGCAGATGATCCAGATGGATGTTTTTATTTAAGAGTTGTTGGCGTAAGTAATTCCCCAAAATATGAAGAAGGTGACTATATTTTAGTTAATCCAAACTATCAGGTTTGTGATTTACTTCCTGATGATCTAATTGTTGTTCGAAATAATACAGATGCAACCTTTAAAAAGCTTGTAATTGAAAGCGATCAGCGCAAATACCTGCAAGCCCTAAATCCTAACTTTCACCCGAATATTATTGAATTTGAAGATGGTATGGAACTGGTAGGCTTGGTTATTGATGCGTTTAGGCCCCTAGGTGGATCACGCCCAAAGCGTGTTAGAAAAAGTTAAATTAAGGTTTTAGGTGATACATGGACAATTCAAAACTACCAATCAATCAGATTATTGCTCGCATCAATGATGCTGCGAAATATGGTGAAGCTTTGGTGCTAACTGCTGAGGAAGTGAGAATCCTTTCAAAAGTTATCGGCGATAAGGTCTTTATTCCCGTACTTACAAATGAACAAGTCGTTCAGTTGGCAAAAGAAGGAAAGTTGGGGCAGAAAATTAAATAATAAAAAAAGACCGATGATAAGTCGGTCTTTCCATCCAAGTTTCCTAGGCTTGGATTTGCCAATACTGCCGTATTAGCCGTTGCGCTCACCAATATCACAAGATAATTGATAGTTTGAGAATAACATATGTTTGGAGAATTAATAAAAAAGATTAAGGCTTGGTACAAAGGAGATCCAGGACTAATTGATAGCAACCCTGCAACTGGTATTGATACAGTTATAAGAGAGCCTTATAGAAGTCCCCTTGCTAAATTGGTAAGCTATTTTATTAGGCCCATAGGGTGGGCTTACAATTTTTTTATTCAAGAGTGGAAGTTCATTATTACTACGTTTTTAGTCATCCTTAATTTTGTCTACACTCACTCGATTAATAAGACCTTTAAGCAAAATAACCAAGAATATTCCAGATGCGAGGTACAGAAAGAAAGGGGAAATGAAATTACTTTTCATTGTTTGAAGAGAGAAAGCCATTGAGAAGCTAAACATCGACATCGACAAACAAAAGGTTAAATTGTTTTTACTCATATCTATAAACTCACTGTGAACCCGACACAGCATTAGATCGGGTGGAGAAGTAAAATGGCTGTATATTCTGTAACTTATGATCTTATTAAATCAAAAGATTACTCCAGAATTATTGAGGGAATAAAAAAAGTTTCTGGTGATAATTGGGCGAAACCAACTCGATCACAATGGATCATCACATCAACCAAAACATCTGAACAAGTTAGGGATTTTCTTAAAAACTATATTGATTCTGATGATGTTTTATTTGTGATCGAGGTTAAGCCAGAAAATTGGGCTTCATGGAATATTCCTAGAGAAACCCTTAATTGGTTGCATTCTTGAGTCCATGCCCGCCTACTACACCAACACCATTATCGAAGTTTTCTTGCGCTTTGAGGGTGGCTTCAAGAATAGCCTGATCTCCATCAACAAGAGCATCTTCTTGTAAGATGTACGAACAACCCATAATTTGAATTTTAGTACCTTTTGGTATAACAGCAATGTTCTTGCTCATAATAAACTCCATACAACCCACCCAGCGTGGGTTTTCTTTTGTCTATTAAAGCATAAAAAATCGGATTTTCTATAAAAATATCGGATTCCCTATTGACTAATAATATCGGAAATGCGATATTTATCTCACCAGATAACAAAAAAGTCCCAGACATCTGACCGACGGGACTTTTACTCAATGAGTGAGATAAGTATGAATATAAAAGCCAACATAGTCAAATCCATGGGATTCGTAGGAGTAGTTAGTGCTCTAACTGCTGCTTATGCTTTCACCCCTGCTAACAACGAACCTGTAACGGTTGTAGCTCCTTTCAAAGTTGAATCAATCGACCCTGAGAATGAACAAGCAGTACTTCAAACTGAGAATGAGAAGTTCACCTTAGAAGTTGATTTCGATGCTCAGTATTCAATTGATGGCAACGGCTATCAATCTTGGCGTGATGTTGAGATTAACGAGATTAAAGACATTCGCGTTTATGACAAAGATGGCGAGATCTTGGCTTACGTTGACCGTTTAGACGTAGTAGAGATTAAAGATCTTATCGAATCAGGGATTAGAGAGCGCATTTAAGCGCTCCATGGTGAATGTTATGAATGCACATCCTGAAATTATCGAAGTATCAAGACTTCAGAGACTTATTAAGGACTCAGTCAAAGCGTTGCTTCCCCTCTCTAACGAACAAGACACAGTTGTTACTGATGGCGGCAATTGGATTCACTTGCGCTATGTGGGCCGTGGAACTGAGCAAATCCAATTAGAGCTAGGTGATCAGTTTTCTGTTAAGACAAAAATCGCCTATTTAAGTGAAACGTTAAAAAGATTGGCAGAAATTAGGAATGAGTTGAGAGGTGGGTGATGGAGTGGATTAGTGTTGAAAATTGTCTTCCACCTGTAGGGATTCCTCTTTTGTTATACGGTCAGCTTGGCTTTGATCATGGACCAACTCAATTTGAAGGTCAATATTCAGAAAACAGAGGTTTTGAAGGAATGTGGGCCAGTGCTTCACAAGTTACCCACTGGATGATTAGACCAGAAAACCCAGTAGAAAAGAATTAGGAGAAGATTATGAATGCGCCAGTACAACACTCAGGACAGAACCCTTTTGCAGTAGCTACTCCTACTACTCAAGCAATGTCTACAGTTCAATCTGATAGTCAACGTGCAATTGCAGAGGTTCAAGCTGCTTTAGTTATTGCTAAACAGTTCCCACGTAACCCAATTGAAGCTTATGACCGGATTATGAACGCCTGCCAGCGTCCCGGTTTAGCTCAATCGGCTGTTTATTCTTATGCTCGTGGTGGTACTTCAGTTACTGGTCCATCAATTCGACTTGCGGAAATGCTTGCTCAGAATTGGGGAAATATTCAGTACGGTATACGAGAATTATCTTCTGAGAATGGCGAATCTACGGTTGAAGCATTTGCTTGGGATGTTGAAACAAATACCCGTCAAACAAAGGTTTTTCAGGTTCCACATATACGCTATACCCGTAATGGATCTAAAAAATTAACAGATCCACGCGATATTTATGAATTGGTTGCAAACAATGGTGCTCGTCGTCTACGTGCATGCATCTTAGGTGTAATACCGGGTGATGTGATTGATGATGCAGTTAATCAGTGTGAAAAGACAATCCATGCAAGTGCTGACACTTCACCGGAAGC